TTACCGCATTCGCTATAGCAGCCAAACAACCGGCGCGACATACGCAAACAGCACTACAGCAATCAATAAGGTCGCACGCCCCGCTAACAGCGTCACAGTGCCGCCACGCGCTGGCACATATATGATCAAGGCATATGACAAATCGGGCAATGCTAGCATCAATTACACCAGTCTGGTTATAAGCCAGAATGATCTGCGCGTTTTTGCTAATACGCTAACCCAGACAGAAGACCCATCATTCAGCGGCACCAAGACCGGATGTTCAATTATTTCCGGTGATCTGCGTATTACAACCCCAGCAACCGCACCAACCACAGCAACATATGATTTCAGCAATTACATCGACACAGGATCGGTCAACTTGTGCGAAGTGACAATGCCAATGGACGTTGTGCGGATCGACAATAACGCGCCTTTGTGGGATACTATCGCTGGCAATTGGGATAGTTTTGCTGGCAATTGGGATGACTGGACAGGATCGGTGCAGTTTACCGATACAAATGTTTTGCAATATATTTCGATCACTGATGATGATCCGGCTGGATCACCAACTTGGTCGGCATATAAGCAATTCAAGACTGGTGACTTTTCAGGACGTGCGTTTAGGTTTAGAATAGAATTGCAATCGACCAGCGATGACGTTACGCCAAGCATTGATGAGTTAGCAGCGAAAGTTAGGTATGGGTAATGGCTACACACGATTATGTAATTGACAACCAATCAGCACCATCTGCGCGGTCAGATATCAACAACGTGCTGCAAGCGATTGTGACCAATAACAGCGGCACATCTGCGCCATCGGTTACTTATGCCGGTATGTGGTGGCTGGATACCACAAACAATTACCTAAAACTGCGCGATAAGGACAACGCTGATTGGGTGATTGTTGGCGAGTTGGATGTAACCAATGACCGATGGAAGCTGATTAGCGATAGCCTAAAGGCTGCATCGGCTGGCGGGATTGACGTTCTGAATAGCAGCGGCACAAAGATCATTGATTTGCAAGTGGCATCGCAAGCAACAGCCGAAGCTGGCACAAATAACACCGAATTGATGACGCCGTTGCGTACAGCGCAAGCGATTGCTGAAAATGCGGTGTCTTATCCGCAAGTCATCACAACACTGACAAGCGGCACAAGCTACACGATCCCATCTGGCGCACAGGCTGTTTTGATTAAAGCGTCTGGCGGTGGCGGCGGTGGTGCTGTCCACGCAAACCCTGCAACCGGCGGTCTTGGCCTAAACAGCGTCACTCTTGGCGGCGATGGCGGCACGACAACAGTTAGCAACGGCACGCTGGGTATTGCTATCACTGCGGCTGGTGGCCCGAATGGAAACAGTTTATCAAGCGATGCTGGCACAGCTAATTGGTTCACAACTGTCGGCGCATCATCGGCAGGCGGCGATATTTTTTATAATGCTGGTGCATCTGGTGGCCGCACAATGACAAACAACTTTGACGGCGGGCGTGAAGATGGCGGAAATGGTGTGCTGGTGCAAAAATACGTCACTGGTTCGCTGGTTGGCGGTCAAGTTTTGTCCTATTCGCTAGGTGCTGGCGGTACTGCCACAACTAACGGCGGCAGCATTCAGCCCGAAGCCGGACGCGCCGGTTATATTGAACTTTGGATTTGGTAGGTAAAAATGGCCGATAAAAAAATATCCGAATTAGTATCTATCACCGGCAGCGCAACGGCGGCTGACGACTATTTTGTTGTGGTCGATACGTCCGGCGCAGTTACCCATAAGATCAGCCGCGAAGAACTAAACAACGCGATTGAACAGGATGTGCTTTCGACCGTTGATATCAATGGTGGCACGATTGATGGCACTGTTATCGGCGCGACAACCGCAGCGGCTGGAACATTTACTGATTTAACTGTGACCGGCACAGTTACTGGCATTTTAACTGATGTGGTTGATGACACCACCCCGCAGCTTGGCGGCGGGCTTGATTTAAACGGTAACGACATCACTGGCACTGGCAACATTGATAACGTGGGAACCATCACCACAGACGGCCTCACTGTAGCTGGCAACGTCTCTGTTGACTCCGGCACAATCAAGCTGGATGGCAACTATCCGACTGGCACAGGTAACGTGGCGTTGGGTGACGCTGCGCTGGACGATGGGTCACTTTCTGGTGGCAACAACACGGCGATTGGTTCTGGTGCTTTAACGGCTAATACATCTGGGGCAGGCAATGTAGCATTAGGCTCAAATTCTTTGCCAGCGGTTACCACAGGAAGTAACAACGTTGCTATAGGCTATAATTCACTACAGTCAAATACTGCAGGTGGCAATGTTGCAGTCGGTTTAAATGCAATGCTTTCTAACACTTCTGGCGCAAGCAACGTTGCGGTAGGAACGCAGTCACTCAACTCCAACACCACCGCAAGCAACAACACTGCGGTCGGCTATCTGGCTGGGTATAGTAATACAACTGGCGAACTTACGGCTGTTGGCGATCAGGCATTATATTCAAACACTACAGGTGTAGGTAACTATGCTTTTGGTTTCAAATCCTTACTTGCAAATACCACAGGTAGCGGCAACTCTGCATTTGGCGGTTTCCATACTGGAAGCAGAGACGCTGCACTGCGTTACAATACTACAGGTAGCTTCAACACTGCTGTTGGTCCCGGTGCTTTAACCAATAATACAACAGCCAACTTCAACACTGCTATTGGTTTTGATTCAATGGAATCGAATACCACAGGCGCTAGTAACACTGCTGTAGGTGTGTCAGCATTACGCACCAACACCACCGCAAGCGAAAACACCGCAGTGGGTTATGAGGCAAGCTACGCAAACACTACTGGCACTCCAAATGTTGCCTTTGGGTATCGTTCACAATACTCAAACACAACAGGCAATTATAATTCATCTTTTGGTGCGGCTTCTTTAAGAACAAACACTACAGGTGCTCAGAATGTTTCTGTTGGATATGCGGCTCTTTACAACAACACCACCGCAAGCTACAACACTTCGGTGGGGTATCAGGCTGGGTATAGCACTACTACTGGTGACAATAATACTTTTATGGGTGAAAAGGCTGGTTATTCTAACACCACTTCTGATCGTTCATCTTATTACGGAAGCCTTGCGGGTAATGCTACCACGGGTCGGGCTAATACATTTATCGGATGTGACGCAGGTTATCTTGTCACTACTGGTGCAAACAACACCATTCTTGGACGCTTTTCCGGCAATCAAGGCGGCCTAAACATCACCGCATCCAGCAACAACATCGTGCTGTCGGATGGCGATGGTAATCCTAGATTAAAGTGCGACAGTTCAGGAAGATGGTGTATTAACGACAATGATGGTGGCACAGGTGTATTTGGTAGACCATATTTTCATATAGATGCTGCCGACACTAATAACGGAATAGTCGTAGAAAATGCTAGAGAAAATTACACTGTCTATGGTGTGCAAGCCTCCAACAATACCGGCAATCGTTATGCTTTATATATAGCTAATGGCTCAGGGACAAATGTTGGTAGTGTGCAATTTAATAGTTCATCAACTTCCTTTAACACATCATCCGACTACCGCCTCAAAGAAAACGTAGTTGACCTAACAAGCGCAGCAGACCGTGTTCAGCAGCTTGCACCAAAACGGTTTAACTTTATTGTAAATGCTGACACAACTGTTGATGGTTTTCTTGCTCACGAAGTTCAGTCAGTTGTACCTGAAGCAGTTACAGGCACACACAATGAGGTAGACGCAGATGGCAATGCAGTGATGCAAGGCATTGACCAAAGCAAACTTGTGCCACTGCTAACAGCAGCGTTGCAGGAAGCACTAACAAAGATTGATGCGCTTGAAACACGCATCGTAGCACTGGAGGCAAACTAATGGACGAACTAACAGCAGAACAAATCGCAAAGCACTACACAGCAATGGGTCACAGCGTTGACCTCATCAACGCTATTATTGCTGGCGAGGCTATGGCAGACGATGATGCCGCAGACAAGCAAGACTGTGTAGACAGGAATGTTGAGCATCTTGAGATTATGGTTGCTAAAGATTTCTGGACTACAGAGGATATGACTGCTGCTAATGCGGCTATTACTGCTGGTCAAGCATACGAGGCTTAAATGAACGAAGAAAACAAGGTCATCATTGACGTTGCAGCCGGAACAGGCACATTTGCTGCTTGGATCGGGATGATGCCGGACATTGTGGCTTTGTTTACTGGCCTGTGGGTGCTGATCCGCATCTGGGAAACCGACACAGTTAAGTTTTTAACTGGTCGCAAAGACGATGTTTAAGGCAATCGTTCTGGCTTGCGTTATAGGCGCACCAACCGATTGCATAGAATTTCATTCGATAATTTACAGTGAAACAAGGCAGCTTTGCCGCAGCCGCGCTTTTGAAATGTCGCGGGATATTGGGGAGATTGCAAACTTGATGCCGAAGCAGTGGCGGTGTCAGCTTCTTAAAGAAGGTCAGCTATCTTGGAACCAGTCACAGCGGCACTTGCTGGCATTAGTTTAGTCAAAGCCAGCGTTGATTTTATTAAGCAAAACATAAACACCGCCAAAGATATTGGCGAGATCGCCGGTCAGATAGATGCCCTATTTACCGGCCAAAAACAGGTGCAGCAAGCCAGCAACAAGAAATCGGGTGTTGGTTTAGCCGATCAGTTCGGCGTGCAGTCTGTGGCTGAAGAAACGATAAATGCACGCCTAGCGGCAGAACAGATTGCCGAAGTTGCGCGGATGGTTGATTTCAGATTTGGTCACGGCACTTGGGCTGGTATACTGGCAGAACGGCAAAAGCGCATCCAGCAAGCCAAAGAAGCGCGTGCAGCACAACTCAAAATGGAACGCGAACGCACGCAAGAGATGATCGAAAACTTCAAAATAGGGGCTATTGCTGTTGGGCTGGTTGTGGTTATTATTGGGCTGTTTATCGGCGTAATGACAGCAACGGCTGGTGTAATTGTTAAATAGTGCCGTCACAATTGGCTTAATGGGGGAATATCTTGCTGCGGCGGCTATTATCTCGATTGGAACACATAAAGTTTCACTGTGTCAGCAAACGGCTGTCGATTTGGTGGCTTTCGATGCTGATAGCTATCTGTCGGTGCAAGTTAAAACTTCGACTTTGCATCAAAGACCGCATCGGCAACCGTCTTACCAATTTCAGCTTGCCCACGGCAGTAAAGTCAAGCGCAAGCACAGTGCAAGGGATTTTGATATCTATGCTTTGGTTGCCGGTGATCCATCGCACAGACGCTGCTTGTTCTTGCCCACCGCAAAGCTGTGTTTACAAAGTACGAAGCGACTGCCGCCATCGCGGTTTACGGCTGAAGCGGAAGTTGAAAGCTGGCATAAAGCGGTTAATTACGTTTTGGAGATGAGACGATGAATATGGATCAGTTGCGGGAAGAAATAGCCAGCGATGAGGGCGTGCGGCTAGATATATATTTGGACATACACGGTCTGCCCACCGTTGGCATCGGGCATTTAATCCGCGAAGCTGATGCGGAACACGGCAAACCTGTCGGCACGCAGATCACACCGGAACGCTGTCGCCAGCTATTTGCGCTTGATATTGCGGTCACTGTGGAAGATTGCCGCGCCTTGTTTGAAAACTGGGATGATTTGCCGGAAGAATGCCAGCTAATTTTAGCCAATATGGCCTTCAACCTAGGCAGGAGCCGGTTGGGTCGGTTCTTAAAGTTGCGTGCGGCCATAGCTAATTATGATTATGATGAGGCTGCAACCCAGATGGCAGACAGCAAGTGGGCAAGGCAAGTGCCAAATCGCGCTGGACGGTTAATTGATAGAATGAGGGCAATCGAATGTTAGCAGTATTGGGCAAGATATTAGGGTCAGATAGCGTTATCAGCCAAGGTATGAAGCTGATTGACGATATGCACACTAGCACCGAAGAAGAAATTGCGGCTAAAAGCAAGGCCAAGATTGATCTGATGGGTGCATATGCACCGTTCAAGATCGCACAGCGTTATCTTGCATTGATGTTTGGGGCGACTTTTCTGGGCAGTTATGTGATCGTTTTGTCGATGACAATAAGCGGTCAAGGCGACCCAGATGCAGTCACAAAGGTGATGGAACAATTCAGCATTAACTACGCGATGCTGATCATTTTGGGCTTTTATTTTGGTGGTGGTGTTGTCGATAGCATCAAGGCAAAAAAGTAAAGCGACCGAAGCCGCTAAACTTGATATCTGCGGCCACGTTTCTTGAACTGACCTTTGACGACTGGTCTGATGACGCTGGTGCGAAGACTGCGGTTGCTATATTTGCGGCCAAGTGCATCGCTTTCTTTTTCAACGGTCAATATTTTTAGCGCGTCAAGAATTTCCTGTTTTGTTGGCACCATCAATCAAGCCTCCAAACCCGCCACCCGTCATTCATTTTGCGGGTGGTATATTTTAGGCCACGATACCGCAGCGCATCACGCAGCGACATTGCCTTTTCATAGGTGTCGCAAAGCACGCTATCACCAATTTCCATATCATTGATGATTTCAATCTTGCTGCGACCCGCTGGTGGAACCGGCACGTTCTTTTCGATTTGCATTTAATATATCCAATCTTTCCCGAAAGCATCCAAGATGCAGTGTTTGTTTGCCGCCATCAACGATCCAATCTGGGTCACTGAGGCGCAGGGTCTTGTCGCACCATACGCACCGACCCAAAGCATTCGAGGCCGGTGCATAGGTTATTTTCTTTTTAGAACGGGATCGCATCTTCTAAAGGCTGCATTTTTTCGGCGCGTGGCGCATCCTGTTCTTTTGGTGGCATTGGATCGCTGATCGAGGCTGACATATATTTGTTGCCAGCCGCGCTTTCGCGTATCCACAACGCAATGCGTTTTTCAACGCCATCGACATTGATCTTGCCAGTGTAGTCCGGCTGGTTTTCGGCGGTCTTGTCGTTGTTCTTAAAGATCGCGCCGCGATTGGTGTTATCATATTCAGTCATTTTGCACTTCTTCCTTCCGTTTACTAAACATTGCAATTTGATCGGCTGGTGCTTTTATGCCGCTGGCACCATACAGCTTTGTGTAAAGCGCGTTTACATCACGCACACTTTTACACGCATCTAATTTTTCAGCTAAAACATCGTTGGAGGCGGCACCGACTGCCGGAGTGGATGCGACAGCCGGTGCCTTTGGTTTAGGCTGCGAACGGGAGGGAAACGCGCCACCACCGCTGGCAAGATTACCATCATCATCATTGCTATTCAATCCGAACATCGTCAACAAACTTGCCCTGCGGAAATATGTCACGCAGCTAATGAATGACTGCGGCGTGTCTTTTTCTGGGCTGATCTGCAAAAAGCTACTGATCTTTTCGCCAGTCTCCAAATGCACCACAGTCGTCACCAGCGCACCGTCTTGGAAATATTGCGCGAATGACAGCCCGTATTCGGGCAGCACATCCAGCGCAGTCAGCACATCGCCAAGCGTTGAATATTCTGATTTGAACATCGGGTTCTTGCCAGACTTTCCGACAGATGCCGCCTTTCTAACATCGGCTAATGCCGCGTGCAGTTTTAGATTTTCCATAGGTCTTTTGCCCTTTCAAGCCACTCTTGTTTCATTTTCCATTGATACATATGACCCCAATCGGGATCGGTGATTGATGCCAGCACTTTCGGATCGGTACTGACGCGCAATAGATTTTGCCGGATCAGTGCTTTTTGCCGCATTTCACTCAAAGCGTACGTTATGCCGTCCGCTTGCAGTTCTTCACAGTTATAAGCGTTAAAAATTACCGCATCGTGTTCTGCTATATAAATTATTGACGGCGTGACGCGCAGCGCGTGCCAGTAAATAGCAGCTTGGCATATGTGGGCAAACTCCGGCTTTTTAGGCAGCGTGGCCTTTGCCCAGCCCTGCGAACCGTCTTTCAACAGCTTGGTCTTGCGTGGTGCTTTGGTTTTCATCTCCGCAAACATTGAGCCTTCGACAAGCAAATCGACAAATCCCAAAATCGGCACGTTCACATCATCCAGCCAACATTCAATGCGTTCTTCATCAATTGCGCCGGTAAAGCCGTTTTCTACACAAATATTCACGCCCTGATGCACCATTGCAGGGATAACTTCACGAAACTTCACACGCAACACATCATCTTCATCTGCCGGATGGAAGTCAAAAGCAATCTGCGCGGCTTCAATGGCTTCATCAATATCTGCGCCGTGGCAAACGATTGACTGCACCGCGTTATGCACAGATGTGCCTATGGCCGCGCGTTCCCCAACGCCAATACTGCGGCGTTCTTCTGGCGACAAATACACATATCTAAAAAGCCAATTGCTAACCGAAGGGTTTAATTGACTAGCAGAAAGATGGTCGAAACCGGCCGCTTTCCACTCTTTACTTATTTCCCGTTTTTCCATACCAAACACGTTAGACCAGATTGATCGCAAAACGCAACAGGTATTTTTTCACTTTACAGATATGATCGTTTTGGGCAAGGATAGGGCAACTGAAACGGGGGCAGCTATGTCTGGATCAAAATCAAGAAACAAAGGTCGGGGCTATGAATATGAGATAGCAAAAGAACTTTTCGACCATCTTGGATTAAATTTTGTGCGGGAACTGGATCAAACGCGACAAGCGCATCTTGGCGATTTGGTCACGACTGATTGTGATTTTCCTTTTGTGATTGAGTGCAAAAGATACAAAGCTGGCGTGTCTGGCGACTGGTGGTCACAAGTCTGCACTGCCGCTGCGGTGGCCGAAAAACTGCCGGTGCTGTTTTACCGGCTCGATAGGATGAAAACCCGCGTGAGGTTGCCAGTGGCGGCTATTGTGGGGCTTGCTGGTTGGTCGCCTAATGAAGATGCGGCTGAACAGTATGATTGGCGATATGCCGTTGAAACTGATCTGGACACCGCGATGATGATAATTCGGGAGCATTTGAATGGATGACGATAGCAAAAAGACGGTGGGAGACCGCGAATATACGATGGTTTCAAGTGAAACTTGGATTGATGTGAAAGATTTGACCGTCAACATCGTCAAAGGCAGAACCGGCGTAAAGGTCTGGATTTACGAACGCAACACCGGCAATCCCGATCCACTAGCTATCTGCGAAGCCGATTATGTGGCAAGAGCGTTAAAACGTCACAACGTCATACCGTTTTTCCCGAAAGGTCATTTCAATGATCCAAAGCGGTGATGGTACATTTGCCGATCTTTACGAACAAGGCCGATGCCCAAAGTGTCGCGGGTATTTGCAGCCAGTGGGCGATGTTTATGTCTGCGAAATATGCAAGATGACCCATAAAGGAGTGGAAATTGGAAACCGAACACAATCTGAAAATGGAAATGCTGACGATTGCTGAAATCGGCACAGCGTGGAAATGCGAACCGGTCAAATTGCCGCAGTATTGCCAGCTAGACTTTGCATTGACGCGGCAAGGCAAGATCGAAGCTTTTGCCGAAGTCAAGTGCAGGACATTTCCGCGTAACCGCTATAAAACGTCACTAATCCACCTTCACAAGATGATGTATGCCAGACAGGTTGCTTTTGAAACCGGCATACCGACTTTCTTGATAGTGCGCTGGACTGACTGGATAGGGGCTTGCAGCTTCAAGGTGGATTTTGCCACAACAATCGGCGGCAGACGGGATCGCGGAATTGAGCGCGATTATGGGTTGATGGCCGAAGTGCCAATTGATGAATTTCATATGGTAAGGGAATTAAATGAAACGATCTGAAGCACTGGAAAAGGTGCAGCTAATATTAAACGAACGCGGTGC